CCCAAGTTTCTGGTTCTAGCGCTCTAAATTGGTCTAATCCGCTTCTTTGGTCATCTCCATATGGCTGGCAAAGTCTTTGTTCATGAATAGAAAGTCCATTTTTATACATTAGTTCATATATTTTGTTATATCTAAGATTAAATTTACTGACTGCTGTCCATATATCTTCTGTGCGCCAATCATACATTGGATAGAAATTATATACATTCAAGGGCTTTTGGTTAAGATGTACTTGTGTTGTCCATCCGTATCCTCTATATCTCACCTTACTATCGCTAACTATAGTTCTAAAACGATTTAGACTTTCATTGCTTCGTATTCCTATGCCTGCCGCTGTCAATCCTCCATGAACTTCATTAAACCATTTTGCGAAATATAATATAAAACTTTCAAATTCCATACCTCTATAAAACCAAGTCCATTCTTTTGGATAATTATGTTCATTAATAATGCAATCATATGTCGGCATTTCTCTAACCCATTTGTCTTTATCTTTTTCATCCCAACAAATCCATTTAGGTTGAATTACTGAAACCGCATTTCGTAACGATAAAGGCAAACAGCACCAATAAAACCTCTCTACAACATCTTTTGTATATTCCATTAATTCTTCAACATGTTCTATTGTAGCTTTGTATTGTGCTTCAAGGTCAATATAAAGTATGCTAAATTTTTTATTTAATCTTCTTGCTACATCAGCACATAATTGTGTCATAACTGAACTGTCTTTCCCGCCACTGACACTTAAATAGACATTGTCAAAGCTATTAAATATAATTTCAAATCTTTCGATTGCAGCATCATATACATTTTTATCTATATATTTCTTAGGCATTTTATCTTATCGCCTCCATGTGTCTATCTCAGGGAATTCAGTTTTCATTCGGTTGAATGATTTAGGATAAAATGTTTTATATTGTTCTAGTTTCTCCATCTCCACATTAGCACACCATCTAAATTGCTGGCACCGATTTTATCGAATTCTGGATCAAAAAAAGTCACAAACCTTGCATTATCCCACCCAACTATTGGTGCATATTTATCATACACGCTGTGATATGGCAAATTGTTTGAAAATATATAAGCCCATACATCCTGCCACGTCCAATTTTGCAGCGGCCAGCATTCATCAATTACAGTTAGTTTTTCGCCTCGTTCAACCCGTCTTTTGCGCTTTAAACTTTCATGTTTGCGTATTCCAACAAAAACTAAGTCATAGCCTTGTTGGCACAATTCCTTTATTACTCTCCCAAAAAATTCCCTATACCAAATACCTGTAGCCTCTCGGGATGTATACAGCCTCGACGTATCCACAACAAGATTTTGCGTTCCTATTTTCTTCGCAATCTCTATTACTTCTTTTTCTACATCTCTTGGCATAAGATAAGGCCCGTAATCCCAGTGATACACCATAATGTCTGGCTTTTGCTGAAGCACAAGATGAAGCATACAGGTTGAATCTTTGCCACCAGAGAAGGCTACGTATGGCTTTTGATGCGTTGTAAGAGCCTTGGCTATTATCTGCCGTGTTTCTTCCACTCTTGCCTTGTGCTCGTCCGTTTCAGCCCATTGTCTTAACACTTCTTTGATATTCATCTTTCAACTTACACCTCGCTCCCGGTGGTACACATAATACAACGTTTCTCGGACTCCAGTATGGCGCCTTGTATGGTAAATATGCGGAATCATCGTATTCCTCGCACATCGTGGCAGGTATCGGTCGCATTGCAATGCCTTCCGCAACAAGCGAATAATCTTCTTCGGTTTCTTCAAAAACCACATCCCGAATCATACCAAAGCCGATGCGGATGTCGTTGCCTAATCCGACTAAATACTGTTCGATTAGCTGTCTTATCAAGTCCATATCACCATTCACGTAGTAAATAACTTCCTTGCATGGTACATATGGCTGTTTCATGGCGTACATTCGAAAATGACCACTACCTAACCGAATTGTTTTGTTTTTGAGATTCTCGCTCCAACGTTCTTCAAACCGTTTGTAAATCTGCGTAATCTTTATCGAGTGCGGTATAAACTGGCTCACACTGGTGTGATATATATCGCCCGTCTTCAGGATTGGCAACAACCGCTGGTTATGTGGTAGATATGGCGATAAATCGAGCTTCTTTGGCGTAATAAAGAAGTCTTGGCCGAATGCATCCATCATCATTAAATGCGCTATAAGGCCATCAAAGCTAACCCATGGTGTTGTAACGCATACTGGCGAGCCCATTTTGAACGTCACTTTGAATGGCCGGAAGCGGCTCCACCGGATTGGTGGAACTTTCTCGGCCAGGTTTACAAAGTACTTGACCTCTTCTAAAATACCACTCATAACCTCTCCTCCAGTTCCTTGAGCAGTTTTACGATTTCGTCTTTCTTCTCCTGCACAAACTCAAGATACAGGCTAGCGTCGGGCTTGTTTTTATAGTTCAGCACGACCTTGCCATCTCCTGAAGAACTGCGTCCACCCACATAAGGCATAGCTTCAAACAAGTCTAACACACGGCCAAAGCAGCTTAGCTGGAGCTGGTCTGGCAGTTGCAACACAAAGCGGTGATAAAACTTCGTCCCCGGCACAAAGCATTCATAATCGACTTTCATTTGCACTGCCTGTTCGCCCTCTTCCCGCTCTTCTCGCAGGTCATCACGTCTGGTTATAAAACTCTGGTCCGTAAACGTCCGAATAGGTCTTTCTGCTCTCGGGTCTTTCTGATATTCCTCCGGCAAGTATGCTTTGTATTCTTCGCATATAGGCCACATGTGTTCCACTATCAGATAGCCTTGTATCATCTGATTACCCAGTGCGCAGCCAAATATGGCCACGGGTGGCATAAGCTCCCGAACCTTCTTTCTGAATGCCAGGTCGATTGCACCGGTTGTGTCAGATGTGGACTCAAGCACGCCTCCTGAGAACAGCGCATGGTGTAACTTTGTATTTGTGATTTCATATTCCAGCATGTCGAGGAAATCTTTGATGGACAACCTGCGGAGTTTGCCTCGAATACCATTGCCAGAGATATACGGAATTGGCACCTCGCCCACACCATCCACATAAACCATGATTGTGCGCAATACCGGCGTGGACCCTGTTTTTTCGTCCCCTCCATGGAAAATCGGAGTTAAAGCTGTAATAGTACCCTCGATTTCATAAAAGCGTTTATTCATCTTTCAATACCTCCTCATTTATACTTTCAAAAAGTGTAATTTGCCCTTTATTCTTACGCCTTTCCTTTGCTCGCATAATCGCCATCATAGACATCGGTATATGTTCCATGTACATTTTGTTTAATACTACCCTCTCATAAGGCCGGAGTTCCTGAGTAAGCTGTATTGCCTCTGTCGGTAATGATTGCAACCCAAAATAATTGGCTAACTTTGATATAGCTTCAAACAGAGTTGCTCTTCTGCTTGCCGCTCGCACCCGATGATTGAATACATCATGCGGATTTTTGCTCGTCCGCATTTTGCTCCAATTGATTGAATTATACACAACCGCAAGCAGTTCGACTGTCTTATCCTCAATCTCTTTTTCGGTAAACATCCACCATCACCTCCCATAAAATATCACCTTTAAATTTTGTTAGTTCCCGTAGGAAATCTCGGTAGCCGCCTTCTATTGCCTTTTGCCATGTTTTCGTGTTGAATTCTCCGGTTGTAAGCTCCGTTTTGGATAAACCCTTTTGCATTGCTTCCGCTATGGTTTGTATGTATATTTCTGCCTTATGTTGCTCGAATAAAATTGGTACATCATATTTTTCGTGTGAAAAGAAATACTTGTGCGGATTATGCGCAACTCTGTGGATACATGATAACCACGTCTGCTTTTGTCCTGTCTTTGCAATGTGTATGAAGAATGGTGGTTCTGGCGGTTTGAACATGATCTGCTGTGCTTCGTCGTTTTTGAATGTCCGAAATTCCTGCGGCGATGCTACCCATGATTTCCTGCGGAACGTTTGGTCGCTGAACAGGAATGCACATTCTGGACACATGCAATTCCCTGAAAAGAAGTAGCTCCAGCCTGTAAAATTATCTGACACACATTCTTTCAGCGGTAATCCTTGTTCTGTTTTATTATTGCAAACAACACAGATGCCTTTAATATTGCCTTTTGGCGGTTCGACTTTTGCCGCTTTCAATAGCAGTTCACACAATGTCATAACTTCACCTTCTCCGTAGCTTTTTCTATTTGAACGTATTCTAATAAAATAAAGTCCGTTTTCATCTTTCTTATCTGTTCTAATTGCAATTTTCCCATTCCTTCTTAGTCATGCGATCTTCCTCCCCACTATGCATTTTTTAACTACTTCCCCATTTATCCACACTTTTCCGCAGCTTGTACACAGTTTAGCAGGTCTTTTCTCGTATTTACAATCAACCATTGGATTGCTACTGACTCAGTGATCCATCGTTTCCTATTCGTTCTTACTGCTCCCATACGCTTTCAACCTCCTTGACATTCCGGGCAAAAATGCTTCCATTCCCCGTCAACCAGTTTCTTTTTCCAGCCTTCTTCGTTCATGAAATCTATTGCATCAGCCCAGCTATCGCATACCCGACCTTCCCCACAATTATCACAAATCACTATCCGTTCTTTTTTGTAAATTTTTTCAATCATCCTTCTTCGCCTCGCTTTCTTTTTGTTTCCCAACGACCAATTCTTCTTGACAGTCCCACTCCTGCCCTTCAATGGCTTTTTCGCCCGAAACACCCCGGATCTCGACCTCAACCCTGGGATTCTTCCGGTCCACTCTGAACCTGTGGTAAATGCCCTGTATGTATTTCTGACTGTCTCCCGGGAGCACC